TACAATAAGACAGATTAGAAATGTCTGCAAGTTATGTCCCCACCAGCAAGAATGTGCAGAGTGGGGCATACAAAAAGAAAGATACGGAGTATGGGGCGGTTTGTCTGAGACAGATCGTAGAGTAATCCGTAAACAAAGAAACATTATCCTAAGAGAAGAAGAAATTGCTTAACTTAAATAGAGCTTGGAAGAGTACGACAACAAAGGCTACCCCTTTGCCTATCGTCTGGAATGATTTAAAGTCCAAACAGATAAGGTTTAGAAGAGGTCAAGTCTGTATGATTGCTGCTGCTCCAAACGCTGGTAAGTCTATGTTTGCTTTGATCTATGCGATCAAGGCTGATGTACCAACGCTTTTCTTTTCTGCAGATACTGATGTGGCTACAGTAATGATGAGAACTGCAGCACATATCTCAGGTCATAATCAAACTCTGGTAGAAGAAAACTTAACTAAGAATAGTAAGTACTATGATGATAAGTTTGATAAGGTAAAAAATATACAGTGGGTCTTTGACTCATCACCATCACTAGATGATATTGAGTTAGAGATCAAGGCTTATATAGAACTTTATGGTATTCCACCAGAGTTAATTATTATAGATAACCTTATGAATGTAGTAGCTGAATCAGACAATGAGTGGGCAGGACTGCGAGCTATTATGGTTGAACTGCACGATATGGCTAGACAAACTGAGGCTTGTGTAATGGTTCTTCATCACGTCAGCGAACAGTCTGAGTATGGTTCTACTACTGAACCACCTGCTCGTAGATCTATTCACGGTAAGGTATCTCAACTACCTGCAATGATATTAACACTGGGCTATGAACCTATAGGACAGTTACTTAGAGTTGCTGCAGTTAAGAATCGCTTTGGTAAGCACAGTGCAGATGGTAAAGACTATGTATCTTTGTTTGCTAGTTATGGTTCCTGTCAGATCAGCGATGCTGATGAGTTTGGTCGTATGCTTGGTAGAGATGCAAGGTTTGAAAGTATGAGAGACAAGGTAGGCTAATGGCTAATACGGAGATACAGTATGTCAAGAAGAAGATTACTAAGTTGGAAAATGATTTTGCTGCTTTTAGTTCTATACTTATTCAGGCGGGAATTATTGAAGTATATGAAGAAGATGGTCAGCAAACATATAAAGTAAACAAGGTTAAGGTAGATGAGCGCAAAGAATAAACGCAAGGGTGCATCCTTTGAACTAGATGTTATGAAATGGTTTAGATCTAAGGGTGTCAATGCTGAGCGCTTACGCTTATCAGGACAAAAGGATGAGGGTGATCTAGTAGTTATAGTTGCTGGTAAAACTTTTATCTTAGAGTTAAAGAATACAAAGGTATTAAACCTACCCCAGTTCTGGAGAGAAGCAGTTGTTGAAGCTCAGAACTATGCTAGTGCTAGAGGTATAACACCAGCACCACTATCTTATGTGGTAGTTAAAAGAAGAAGTGCAGGAATTGAACAGGCTTGGGTAGTCCAAGACTTACAGCAATGGTTGGAGGATAAGGATGCCGATTCCTAATGGACAGATAACCACTACTAAGATAATGCAAGGCTTAGATAAGGGAGAGCAATGCCAGGACAAGACTGGTCAAGAAGTAAACGAACAAACAGACGAAGCAACGACACCGATGCAAAGTCAATCCCAATCGGAGTAGTAGTACAGTTTTATGGTGGAGAAGTAAGAGAAGGTAGAGCAAGTTCAGTTAGGTGTGTAATGCACGATGACTCTCGCAAGTCAGCAGTGATGAACACAGTGGAGAACCTATACTTTTGTCATACCTGCGGTAAGGGTGGAAACACCATCAATGTTGTAATGGAAAAAGAGAGTTTGGAGTTTAAAGATGCTCTCGCAAGAGCAATTGAAATTATATCTACAAGCGGCCACTCGCTACCAGCAGGGTCTAAACGTAGAAACCGCAACCTTTCTAAAAGAACGTGGCATATCTAAAGAGATAGCTGAGTCTTTTAGTTTAGGTACAGTAACTGATCCAATCCCTGAGCATCAGGGTTATGCTGGTTGGTTATCTATACCCTACTTCACTGCTCTTGGTATTTGTGTTGGCTTTAAGTTTAGAAGATTAGATGAGGGTAAACCTAAGTATGGTATGGCTACTGGTCAGAAGACCCATCTATTTAATGTGAGTGCATTACTAGAACCTAAAGATACTATTGCAGTATGTGAGGGTGAGTTAGATGCAATCATTGCTACTGGTGCTTTAGGTATACCTGCACTTGGTGTTCCTGGTGTTGCTGCTTGGAAACCACATTATGCAAAGCTAATGAATGGGTATGGACAGGTATTAGTTATAGGTGATAATGATGTTAAGGAAGATGGTTCTAATCCAGGAGCTGAGTTTTCTAGGAGAGTAGCATCAGAAGTTATCAATGCAAGTATCTGTGTCCTTCCTGCTGGAATGGATCTAAATGACCTATACTTAGCAAAAGGGACAGAAGAGACAAAACGGATGTTAGGAGCAGTCAATGTATGAAGAGTTAAAAGATGATGGCACTACCCGTTTAGTCGGAGACCTTGCTGATCTTAGAAGTAAGAAGTTTATATCTGATATGTGGCAGGTACTAGATGATGCAGGTAATTTACTTATCCAAAAGCATAAGGACTATGGTCCTACTAATATCTCTAATGCACCTGGCGGTCCGCTTAATGGATTAAGAGTGCGTATGCACGACAAGACTGCTCGCATCAATAACTTAATTGATACTGGTGCTGAGCCTACTAATGAGTCTTTAAAGGATAGTTTTGTAGACCTACTTAACTATTCAGCTATTGCAATTATGGTCTTGGAAGGTACTTGGCCTAAGTAATTCAGCACACCTAGTAGATAAGAAGCGTAGAAAAGTAGATGACTAAAGAATTACACCCGATACTGGCTGATCTAGTACCAGCAGTGGCTAACTCTATTGCTCGTAGATTTAAAGGTTGGGTAGAGCGAGATGATCTAAAGCAAGAGCTTTATCTCTGGGCTTTAGGTAGGCAGAGTCAATACTTAGATCAACTTAATGAAGAGAGCAAAGAGAAGCGCGAGTATAGTGTAAGTAGAATTGCATATCAGATGCGTAGAATTGCAGAGAAGTATGCTCGTAAAGAGAAGGCTCGTAAGGCTGGCTATCATACCTCTGATGAGATCTTCTACGATACTGCAACTATCGCTAGGCTAATGCCATCTATCTTACAATCTGTAATAGAAGGAACTGTACTAGAGCAAGCACAAGATTTAATAAATGATGGTACACCTCGCAAGCAACCAGCCCCTTCTGAGGGTGGCAACCTCCTTGCTATCTTAATAGATGTAAAGAGATCATACTTAAAGTTAGAAGAAGAAGACAAGATCTTACTTCGTATGCGCTACTACGATAACAATACCCTTCAAGAGATATCACAATACTTAGAGGTAGCAGTATCCACTGCTGATCGCAGATGCACTTCAGCTCTGCGTAGGTTGCAAGATAACTTGGGCGGGGATTCACCTTGGCAATAAACATAATTTACAATGAAGATTGTTTAGACACTATGAAATCTATGGATGATAACTCTATAGATTTAACTATTACATCTCCACCTTATGACTCACTTAGAGTTTACAATGGATACTCTTTTGATTTTGAAAATACATCTAAAGAACTGTATCGCATTACTAAACAAGGTGGTGTATTGGTATGGATAGTAGGAGATGAAACTGTAAAGGGCAGTGAAACTGGCACATCTTTTAGACAAGCACTTGGATTAAAGGAAGCAGGCTTTAACTTGCACGATACTATGATCTGGCGTAAAACAAATCCAATGCCTAAGTTCAAGCACAAGCGATACTCTTGTGTCTTTGAGTATATGTTTGTCTTATCTAAAGGACAACCTAAAACTTTTAATCCTTTAATGCAACCTAATAAAAGAGCTGGTGAACTTTATGATTACACAGCTAAACTAAAAACTACAGGTAAAGTAAGACAGAAAAAAGATACCGAGATAACATATGGGAGATAGCTGTTGCAAGAAATGATACCGATCATCCTGCTGTTTTTCCTGAGGCTTTAGTATCAGATCACATATTATCTTGGAGCAATGAAGGTGATATTGTTTATGATCCTTTTATGGGATCAGGAACTACTGCTATTGCCGCTAAAAAACTAGGCAGAAACTACATAGGTAGTGAGATCAGTCAAGAGTACTGTGCCATTGCAGCGAGCAGGATATAATGGATATTTTAAGAGAGTCTGAGTTATTTGATTACTTAAGAGAGTTCCACTTCTCTGATCTGAGTAAGAGTGAAGATGAGTTTGATAGCTTTGACTGTGTAAGTATGGAACATAAGATGTTTATTGAATTGAAATCTAGGAAGACACACTATGACGATCTGTTAATAGAGGAACACAAGTACTCCTCTCTCATAATGGCGGCTGGTATCAGGTCCCTTACTCCCTGGTATATCAACTCCACACCTAACGGCATCTGGGGGTTTAATCTCTCCAAACTCCCAATGCCTAAGTGGGAGGACAAGTGGCTACCTATTACTACTGAGTTTGCTAATAAGAAGAGCAGGTCTAAGCCTGTTGGTTATCTCAATATAAAAGATGGGGAAGAGTTTTGATCTACGAATACGAGTGTCCAGGTGGGGATGAAACTATACAGATTGAAAGATCTATCAATGCACCTGAAGAAAACTATAGGTGTTCAACTTGCGGAGCTACGCTTAGGCGTATCTATACCTCACCTGCTATAACATTCAAAGGTAGTGGGTTCTATACAAATGATAAGTAATCTGTTACACTAATATCACAAGGCTGGATCCGATATCCAGTTGAGTGCTGGCAATAGCCCCTTCGGTTCCTATCCCGAAGGGGTTTTTGTCTTTAACAATTAAGAAAGCCCCGCAGAAAATGAACGAAACTGCGAGGCTTATTGTCCCTAGGAAGGAAGGGAACTCTATTATCGTAGCAGATCTAAAATCTGTGTGCCAATTTCTTTAGTATAGATAGGTGGTATAGCTTCAACTAACTCACCCCATATCATCCAATCAATTCCCATTGCTTCTCTTGCTTGTTCAATACTCTTAGCAGTATGACCGCCGTTAGGTATCTCATCCCTCATAGAGCCATAGATACCAACTGGCTTGCCTTGTTCCTTATGATTACAAACAGATCCTTTTAATTGTAGATTGCTCTCAAACAATCTATGTCTTCTAACCTTTAATCCAAAGGATGAACCACACATTTGTATTGGGTTAACAAGTGGTGAGCCTGGCACATTCTCAATGACATAAGGCCTACCGCTTGCTATCAAAGCCTCTCTAGTTTGTGGTATTAGATCTATCTTATCTGTTGATTTACCCTGAGCGTTGCGTAGGTGTTGAGTAATACTGTGCGTTTGACAAGGTGGGCTAGCAGCTATTACATCAAAGGATTTAAGAAACTCCATATCCTTCATAAGTTCTAAGCAGTCAGCCTGAATAAACTTAAAGGGGTAGCGTTTCTGCTTCTTTATATCCACGCCCACTACTTCAAAGCCTGCTAACTGGTAGCCTTTACTAGCACCACCAGCTTTGCAGTATAGGTCAAGTAGTTTCAATTAGTAGTAGTTGTTTCTGAGGAAGAACTTATACGCCTTGCAAGGAGAGCCGTAACGAGAGTCAATGTATTTAAGACCTCGTAAGATTTGGTATTCGCTTCGGTGATCTTTCTCTCTAAGGAGTTGAGCAATTCCGTAAGCACTTGATCCTCT